TAATACCCTTTTTCTTGAGTTGCTGATAGAGCGCGAGGGCATAGTACACCGTCTCAACCGCGAGAAAAAGCCAGAGCCAGCGCCTGTGTAACTGTTCGATCACCTGCACCTGTTTGGGGTTGTCCATGTGGGCGCGGACTTGCGCGAGGAGCAAGAGTTCTGTATCGGGGGTCACCGCCCAAATCTGGATAACGGTATAGTCGGCAGACTGCTTCTCTGAGATAGCCGGGTCATTGACGCCAAAGACTTTGCAGGCACGTTTGGGAACGGCTTTCTTCCCTCCTTCAGGGCGAAGCAGGATGTAATAATCCCCCTCTTCGCGGAAATAGCGCATCCATTCCCGCTTGAAGTGCCCGCCAGATGAGGGAGCGGGCGATTGCTGGTGTTGTGCCGCATAGTTCATGCTGCCGAGCGAGCGCTTCAAGCTTGCCGCCTGCTCTTCGCTCACCAGTTCAGGGCAAAGCAACTCCCCTTCCCTCGTACGGGGGTCTTCCCATCCGATCCCGGTAATACACTTGCGCATTTCTTCATGCTCGGTTGGCAGGCAGAGGTGTTCCCAGCCGAGTCTCAAGAGATGGTCGGTCAGGTCATTCTCATAGAGGCGCTGCCCAACCATAATCATGCTGCCTTTTTCCTGATCGTTGAGGCGTGACGCCCATGTTTTGCTGAACCACTCAAGGGTGGCCTCTACTTCTGCCTTGCCTGCCATGCCATTGTTGGGGTCATCAATGATCAAACATGTCCCGCGCTTGCCAGTTCCAGAGCTACGCACTGCGGTAGCCAGCCGATAGCCGCGTTTATCGTTCTCGTAGTAACTCTTGACATTCTGATCCCCGGCCATCTGGAACACCTCACCGAACAAAGATTGATACCACTCACTCTCTATGAGCATGCGACAATTACGATTATCACGGATAGCTAAATCCATCGCATAGGAGGCACACAGGAAGCGCTCATACGGGTTACGTGTCCAGACCCAGGCAGGAAAGGCCACGGAAAACATGCTGCTCTTTCCGAAGCCAGGGGCGATATTTGCCACAAGCCTGTGTAACTCTCCATCGGCAACCGCCTGCAGGTGGATTGCGCACGCCTCGGTATGGATACCCCAAATAAGCGGGCGAGACGGCTCGATGACATGCCAGGCTTGACGGAGGAAATAAGCAAACGAGGCTTTACAGCGGTACGCCTTTTCACGTCGTATCTCTCCGATGTCTGGAATATCACGCACCTTAACCGCCATGTTGTACCCGCTCCTGTGCTGCATGCAGCAATGTTTCCAACTGGTCTAATTCTTCTTCGTTCATAGTGGCAAGCATCTGATTTCGGTCTGCTGGCGTGCTCACATTCGCGTGCAAGTCTACAGATGAGCGATCTTTATACTTCTCTGGCAGGTGCGCTTTCAGAAGTGTTTGCAGAAGAGACGGGGCAAGCACCCGTCTGGTGAGCATCTTTCGCTCCGTTTTTGGCTTCCCTTTACGATCCAATACCGGATCACCATTCTTATCCAAAACCGGGATAAGTTCATAGACGGGTTGCCCCATGCTCACCAGTGGCTCAAATACCCCTATCACAGCTTGCTCGTATGCGGCGTACTCAAGCGTGTCGTTGCGTTCCTCGTACACATCGGGCAATTGTGACTGAAAAGCTTCGTCATGGTCTCGCCAGTTCTTGTAGGTTTGGCGACTGATACCGGCATATTTGCAGGCAGCTTTGACTACACCATGTTCACCCAGCGCTTTCAGGAAGCGTTCTTGTTTCTTTGCACGCTGCTCAGGCGTAAGTGGCTTGTATTTGGCCTTATCGCGCGCGTTGAGGGCGTCAATGTTGTCAATGTCGCTCATCTCTTCCCTCCCTGCAGCGCCTGCTCTATGCCTGCCAACCGCGTCTTGATCTCCTCTACATCGGCAAGCGCCTGCACTACGCTCTTGTACGCCTCTTCACTCTGCATTTCGGCGTGCTTCCCTAGAACTGATTGGCCAACTGCGAGTACCGACAACGCCACGAGCTGGATGAACGTCTGTGACAACCACTGGACATACTGCGAAGGAGTAGAGTGCCACCCTGGAAAGCCATAGAGCGCAAGAGCGGCGAATATGTATGCACACCACATCGAAGACAGGCCACGGGTTACCAGCACCGCCAACGCCTCATTAAACCGCGTATGGTGTACTGATGTATGCGCGGCCCTTATGGTAATATGTCGTGGCCTATGTCGCTCCATATCCCTCCTCAGTGCGTAAACACGCCAGTACCCGCCGTCGATGTGAAGGCCAGCAGGAACGCGACCCACAGCAGCATCCCGATACATGCCCCGCAAAACAGCGCGTACCCGAGCCGCGCCAACCACACGCGGAACCATCCCCGGCGCGCAGCCTGTTGCGCTTTGACACGTGGCCAGTAGCACTTAGTGGTCTTCGCTCGCTTGTAGCCATCGACAAGCGGGATATCAGTTTGTACGTGTCTCGATTCCTGTGTGGTGTCGATGTCCAATCGGGCGTTGCAGTTCGGGCAAAGCGTCACCGCTGCGTTGTCCGATAGCCGCCGGTAGACGTAAAAGCGTGTGGTTTGCCCTGTAACGTTGCGCTGCAGGTGCTCACCACAGGAAAGACACTGGACCGATGCGCTCATAGAACCTCCCTGGACAGTCGATAGGTGATGGTTGCCACCAGGAAGACCAACAGGCCGAGCAACGCGCCCGCGCCGATAGCAGCCCATTCCAGGAATACGCTCCAGTTCATTTGCTCATCTCCCGCTCAAGATAGGCCATGTACTCCTGCCTCAGTTCTTCTAAATTCTTGCCACTCAGATAACTGCTGATACGCCCATGCTCGAAAAGGTGTTCAAACATCGCGTTCACGTGGCGAAGGTAGGTGTTTTGCTCCTCTTCTGTCAGTTCATCCCAGGTCAGAGGATGCTCAAATTGCATGCTCACACTGGGATGCTGCGCGTGATGGAGCGCTTTATGATCGGCAAGGTACATCGCATAGGCCATGTCTTCGCTGCTTCTCACTTGCTCACCTCCCGTCTGATACCAATGCACATGCACATCCGAAACGAGGGCAACCAACCACGCCTGTCAGGCTCGACAAGGTGCGTCACGGTGATCATGCCGCCACAATCCATGCACATCAGGAAGTGGGCGTGAGGGAACGTGATATGCAGGCGCTTCGGGTTGCGAGGATGCCAGAACACGCGCGGGTTGGTTGTAGCTGTCAGTTCAGTCATCGCTCTCCCTCCAATCGGATCGCCTGCTGACACGTTAACTTTTGCCACCGCCTGATAATGTCCTCACACGCCATAGGAGATAGCTCCATCCCATAGCAGGTTCGTTTCTGTCGTTCTGCTGCAAGAAGTGTTGTGCCCGATCCTAAAAATGCATCGTAGACCGTAGCGCACTCAGGAGTGCAAAGCATTAGGAGCCTACCCAGGAGTTTCACAGGCTTTACCGTGGCATGGGCATGGTTGCTCCCCATTCTGCTGTGATTCTCAGCAAGAAAGCTCCACACATTGCTGAAATTGGTGTACTCAGGAGAACGATCACCAGGCTTGACTAAGTAAGCGTAGGATGAATGCTTGTGTCCATTGTCTATACGAGGCTTGCCTGTCCCTTTGATCTTTAGGTGTAAATCGCTGATATAGGTTTGGATGCCCTCGATAGTGATAAGGTCAAACTGCAAGCCAGGGACTTTCACATCAGAATATGGGCCTTTTGTTTGGTGGTAGGTAGCTTTACCATGCGCATAAATGAACAAGCTTTCATGTGCTCGTGTAAGTGGCAACGCTGGTGAGGTGTGAACCCGCTTTACCCACACGATATGATCCTTGTAGGCAAGCGGCGTATCCTCTAACGCGTTGAGCCACACCAACATCTGAGGCATCTGCTGAGTAAAGGCAAAGAAGCCACCTTGTTTTAAGTGGCGGGCAACAATCTCAAGAAACAGAGGGATATCCTCTATTGCCTTATCCCATGCGTCTATCCCAATCCCATACGGAGGGTCAGCAAAGATCAAATCAGGTTGCACATCCCCAAGCAACCTATCGACTTCCGCGCCATTGCAGGCGTTTCCACACATAATCTTGTGTTGGCCCAGTTGCCAGATATCGCCACGCCGGACAGTGATTGGGGGTCCATCCCAGATCGATTGTACTTGCATATGAGCCACCATGCCTACTTCTCCTCCCACCACTGGCCAACGGGTAGCGAGCGGAGAATAGCACGCTCGGTAGCGGTGAGACGAGTGCGCTTCTTTGTGGGTGCTCGCTTTGCGTCTCTGCGCTGCTCGACGGTACGCCGTTCTTCTACTGCTGCTTGCTTGCCTGTTCGTTCAGTCATACGCCCCGCCTTTCCACAAGGACACAGGAAGCGTCTGCACTTGTGTGAGTGTTGCCAGGTCACTGTATCCCCCTCATTGCCTGCAACTCTCGCCATGTGCGCATCCCTTGTGCTCTGAGAGCCACGTCATAAGCCGTCGCGTCATCTGTGCATCCCCCTGGCTATAATCCAGGTCGATAAATGCTCCACACCAGGAATGGACACGCGGGAATGGCTCGGCATCCATATCGATCCAGATACGGTGCTGCTCTATGGCGGCCTGCATACGCTGCTCTAAGCTTGTTGCCATCATGCGCCCTCCTCAATGACAGCCAGCACATCCGGGCGTCCTGCAATGATGGAAGCGGCATAGCGATGCTTGCCATTTTGTATGCAATACAAGCCGGGATGCCCATCGAGCGGCTTGACGATAATCGGGTCAACGTCCTGGTCCGGGTGCTCGGTCAGCAAGCCAAGGTAGATGTTGAACTTGACAGGGAAGCATGAGACGGTCTCTTGCACGACAAGCGAGGACAAGGGAAGTCGTGCAATCCTCAGTGTTGCCCCTGCCTTAATCATCGCTCGCCTTTCTTGTGTACTCTTGTGTTACCGGCTAGAACGCTTGTCCACAGTGTGGATATCGTGTGTAAAACCGCTCGGTTGTTTAACCAAAGCTCGCCAAAACGCAAAAAGGGCATATCCCGCTATGGGGATATGCCCGCGTGGTCGCAACTGCTGGTCGGCTTATCTTCTAAGGTGAGTATACACCATGTACGGATGTTTGTTC